TATTATATCTATCAATCAAAGAATTGGTTTCTAATTCACCCGTTGCTTGTATAGTACTACTATCTATTACTTTAATTTGATTGCCCCCAACATTTCTAATGATTACATCAGTAGAGAATAATCTTCTTAACCTTGAAAATACGCTTTTATCAGCCATAATGTATTGTTATTATTATAAATATTATTTAAAACAGCCATCTAATATCTTCTTTACCATCTGCTGTTTTTATGTTATATGGATTACCTTGACTTGCATTATTTCCATATCCTGCTTGGTAAGGAGTTCTATTTACTGTCATACTTCCTAAAGCATTTTTTGTAGCATCTAAACCTCTTTGCCTCATTTTTAATGCTGTGTCTCTAATATACATAGCAATCCCGAATGACATAACTAAATCATCATTATATCCAGCTTGTGCTTCAGCTCTATTATTCCTCCATATAAAGGTTTTCATTTCTTCTATTAACCTTTTTGATTGTATTGTTACTCCTTTATCACCAATATATTCTTGAAATTTACCTATTATCATAGGTCTAGTTCTAGAAGACATTGTAAAGCCAGCTACCATTTTTGAATGGTCCTGGTATTTGTCAAAATACGAATTAGCTGTTGGGGAGTCACTCTTTTGTGAATAATAAAGATTGGGATATTGTCTATCAATAGCAACTTGTATAGTTGCCCAACCTATATTAGCATTTTCAATTACTAACATTGCTTCATTATATTCAGAAGCTAAACCCACTAATAAATGACCATACTCTTTAGTTCCTAACTGGCCTTTATATTCTGCTACTTGTACATTATTTGCTACATCAATTACATGACACGCAGAATAATCTTTTCCATCTCCCCTAGCTACATCAGCTACAACAACATAATCCCTAGTATAATCAGGTGATTCCCAAACCCATAAATTTTGATCCGCACCTCTTCTTTCCATTGGATCTTTTATATATGTTTTTTCATAAAAATCTATATATTCGGGATAAAATACAATATCACCTGAGGTGCTAAAATCGCAATCGCATTCTTGTGCTGCCATTCTAGGATCACCTAGTAATTCATCTTGTCGTTTTCTCCATGCTTCGTCCCTTTCAGGGTGTACATACCAAGGTAATTTAATGGGTAAAAATTCATTTTCTCTAGATTCCGCTCTAGTCCATGTTTGATGAAACCAATTACCGGTACCATAAGGTGTACTAAGTGCTATACAACCACCACCTGTTGCTAGTGTTTGTTGAGCTGAGGCCCAAATTTCTCCAATATTATCAATAAAAGCAGCCTCATCAATTAGTAGCAAAGATACTGCTTCTGATCTACCTGCATCTGAACTTGCTGATGTTGCTTTAATTTGGGATCCATTTTTTAATCGTAGATTAAGTTTATTATTTTCTGCTGCGTCTACTTTGAGCCATGAAGGTAAATTTTCATACATAAATTTTACCTTTGTAACCATATTTTTAGCTGTTTCTTGTTTTGTAGCGATACAAAGAATATTTTTATCTTTATGGAAAGTCATTAACCATAAAGAGTAACCAGCGGATAAAGTAGAAATACCTAACTGTCTTGACTTTAAGATAATCGAATAAGGATTATCTCTCATTAATGTTAGTACTTTTTCTTGGAAAGGATAAAGATTAAATTGAATACGCCCTCTTTGTGGATGTTGAATATAACAATATTTGCGCATAAAGTGAACTGGGTCTTTAGCACATCTAAGATATTCTTGACGTATTACTTTTTTTAATTCAGACATAATACTACTTAACTAAAATAGCAACCCCTACAGCTACTAGTATTCCTGCTCCCCCCATTAGTTTGGTTTTTAGTTTTTGTTTTTTTAAATCTGTTTGGAGTTTTTTAGATAGTTCTTGAGATAAAGCTAATTGATCGCTTTTAGTAGACATTATAGATTCAAAATTCCCTACTTGGGAATTTAAACTTAAAATAACACTATCTTTTAAAACAATTTTTTGTTCTAATAATTGAATTTTATCTAATGTTAGAGCTAATTCGTTTTTAGCTCCATCTCCAGTTATTAAGTCTTTAATTACTAGACGTGCTATCGGCTTTTTCAGTTGAATCGAGGTACTGTCTGTAACGCTCTGTGAAAAACTTTTCAAGCTCATCATCATTAAAATCATCAACGGCGTTAACTTTTGTATTAATTTCATACTTCAAACTATTTATTCTGTTATCCTTAATATCAATTTGTTTATCTAATTTTGTTATTTGGCCATTTAAAGTGTCGATTTTAAAAGTCAATTCGTCATTTATATGATGTAACGAATCAACTTTTTGTTCTAATGCCTCTATTTTAGCATTATAATCTTCAACATATTCTTCCTTATCTGAAAATAATAACCAAAATATTATACAGAATAGTACTACGATTTTTAATATGTAAATAACCCTTTCTTTAGACTCCATTTTTATTTATCTAAAATTTTATCTAACTCTTTCTTTAATTTAGTTTTAGATTTTAATTGTTTCAATAAATCTTCTTTTTCTTGCCCTTCAGCTTTAGAATATTTTTTAGCTAACGATTTCATTTCACGAGTTAACACAGCTAATTCTTCAGCTGCTTTAGCTAAACTTTTGTTCTTTTTAATTTCAGCATCAGATGGTTCTTTATCTTCATCTTCAGTCAATTCCCCTACTGCTCTATCAATATCACCTTTATATAATGATGATACAATTTTACGCCCTAAAGTTTCTAATTCATCTTTGCTTAATGAATGAGGTCTATTAAATCCTTGTAAATATCCACTACCTATGTCTATATAAGTAACACGATCCGCATCACTAGCATCTTCTTCAATACCAGCTTCTTGTTTTTTCTTAATTACATCATCTAATTTAGCATCGTACGCGTCTAATGCTTTAATATCATCCTCAATATCTTCAGATAATGTAGAGATAATCTCTTCTCTAATATAATTTTTTAACTCAGATTTTTTCATTATAATAAGGTTTTATTATAAATATGTTAAGAGTTTATAACGTTTAATATTTGTTGAATACGTTCCTCTGTTGAACCCTTAATTTCTGAAACATGATTAGTTCTAAAGCCATGTCTTTTAAGTAAATGTGTAATAGTAAAATCAATTAAATCTCTATAATGCTCATCTGTTTCGCGAACACCATTATCTTCAATAGGAATACCTTCAGGAGAAATATAAAAAATGTAGTCATATTCTCTAATAAATCTAGCAGCATAATCTTCAAATGCTTCACTTTCATTTAAATCTATTGATTTAGCACATTTAGCAAAAGCCATAACATCAAATATAGTTCTATCTGTTATTAATTTATCATGCATTAATTCAGCACAACGTTCTGATAAGAATACTGTTTGACCTTTTAATGTTGAGTCTGTATTTAATGGAATACCTAAGTCACTTAAATATTTACTACGTTCAGTAGCAAATTTATAATCCTTAAATTCAGGTAATTCTTTTAACGCTTTTACTAGTGTAGTTTTACCTACACTCATTGTACCACATAAACCTATTTTCATACTATTTATTTAATAACCAACTACTACTTTGTATTTTATCACCTAACCCATCTATCAATGTAATGCCTAATTCATTACAAGTCACGCTTTCAGGTATAGTTTCATTTGTTTGATCCCCACCATTAGCAAAATTTAAGTCCCAAATCCCACTATATTTATCATGTAAATATTTTAATGTTTCATTTTGGGTAGAATCTTTATCAATGGAAAGTAAAGCTAAACCAACACCTTTAATTGATTGAACTATTTTTAATCTTTCATCTTCGGGCATAAACTCTTTAGAACCTTTTAATTCTCTTTGTAAATCAGAATTAACAATAACTATTAAAAAATTACTATCACTAGATGCCTTTTCAAATAATTCTAAATGTCCTACATGAATCGGGTTAAAATAACCTGATACTATAACTGCTTCTCTTTTCATTAATTTCTATAATCCGAAAGGTGTGCTTTCATAGATTGATTTTTATAATAGGGCAATCCCTCTCTTTGTTTTCTAGCTTCATTCCATTCTTCTTTAGTATGTTGGATACCATATAAATGATATTCACCTTTTTTTTCATTACCTTCTGGAATTAAAGCTGGGCCTTCCCAATTATGAAGTTTACCATCCCAAACATAGGCAATGGTTCCATCTACTTTTTTTAATTTTTTACTTTGTGGAAATGGTGTTTTATCTGTCATACTAATTCTTTTTTATTTGACATAAATATACGACTTTTTTTAGTATTTTCCAAAATTTTCTCGGCAACAAGTGTACCTTGAGAACCTGATACTGTAATACCTCTAGCGCTTAAAGCATCACCTACAAAGTGAACATTTGGAAATTTAGTTAAAGATAAATCATCATAATTAACTAACGGTTCAGGTGAAAGATATTTAACTTCAGGAACATAAATACCCCAATCATCCTTGAGTGTTGGGAATACTTTTTTCATATCCTCAATAAAATCATAAACATAACCAAAATATGGTTGCATTGCTTTAGATATTTCATGTAATGTATCTACTTTAACTGCTGATACATCCACACCTTCAGATGTTGTAGATGGTTCTCTACTTGGACTATAATATAAACCAGTACCATTTTTCTGTAGTTTATTTACTACTTCTCTAGACCAATCAAATGGTTTATCTATACCTCTAACTTCCATCAAGATACCAAAATTAGTCATATTATTTCTAAATGATTCATCTTTTTTAGCATGACCATTATATGAATGATCACCATATGTTTCTTCTACAGCAACATAAGCAGCGTTATTATTTGTACAAAATGATCTTAATGATACACCTTTATCTTCATATTTTCTATACAATTTAAAATCATAAGAAACATCAATTAATTTTTGGAAGTGTTTTTGTGGTGCTTCAAATCTAACACCTATTTGTACTGGTTTTGGTTCAGTTGGTAAATCATATTTTTCAGCTAATTGTTTACCAAAATCAATACCTGATTTTCCTACACCAAAAATAAGTTTATCATATTTTATTGTTTCTTTTGGAGTATTCCAATCACAATATAATTCTTGATTATCAAAATCAATATCTGTAACTTTAGTTTCCCAATGAAATTCAACACCACCATCAACTAAAAAGTCATACCAATTTTTACCTATTTCATGTAAATAATCTGTACCAACATGCCATACTGGGAATAAACGTAATCCAAAATATGGTTTAATAAAATCTGGTTCTGCAACCGGATTTGAACACTGTACTTCTTCTGGTTTAGGGTGGAATCGTTTAAAGTTTTCGATTACTTGATCCATTAATTCCATTGCTTTTTCTTCACCTGTATATTTAGAAAGATGACCACCAATAGCTGTATGGTAAGTTAATTTACCATCGCTCCAGCCCCCTGCTCCTAAAAAGCCAGTCATTACTTCTTCGTATGGTCTTCTATATGGGTCTTTTCCCATATCAATAATAGTGATTTTACCATCAAAATTATTATCTATTAATTTAGTAGCAGCGTTTACACCTGCTACTCCTGCTCCTACAATTACTACGTTTTTACTCGCCATAAAATCTATTTAAAGTATTGTACATTCCTGCTACTCCGAAATCTGCACCATGTTTTTTATTTTGTTCTAAAAAAAACATCATTAATCTTTGAAATGAATTACCTTCATTTTTTCTTACTAAGTAAAATTCTTTATCAATATCCATTACTATTCTTTTTAATTCTAATTATTTTATTTGTTTTATCGCATGCTACAAATTGATATCCTTTAGCCACTTCTTTTAGGATTTGCCTATATATAGGAGAATCCATTTCACAACGATAAGGGCCTTTTCTTTTCTTAGGCATAATTATAATTTTAACACGTCAATATACGAAACTTAAATGTGGCCTCCAAACGGAGGCCACAGATCTCATTTTTACTTTTACTCTTAAGAGCGGATAGGCTATGAATCTATCCTATATGTTTTTACTCTTAACTAAATTGCTTTTTATAAAATATATTTATAGCATTCTCAATTTCTTTTGGTGATGCATTAGAAGGTTTTAAAGATTTTTCGGCATAATTTAAAAAATCAGCTTTTATATCTGGTTGCATATGTCTAAGTAGAACTGGGTTATTATTTAAGTACCATTGCAAGTTATGATCAAATGATTTTTCTTTAGAAGGAAAGTTTGAAAAACTATCATCAATATCATCATCCCCATCTTCACTAGGGGGTAAAAAAGCATCTTCATAGTATTCTATTGCTGAATCAGCGAATTCTTTAGCTGAAACTTTAATATCTTCTGGGTCAGATCCTTTAGCATTATCTCTTGCTTCATCATACCAAAAATTATTAGTTACTTCTATAGATTTTTCTAAATCCTTACTTGAAATATTAGAATGTTTAGCTTTAATAATATTTACTACTGCTTTTTTATATGCAGGGCCTGCTTGTTCTATATCGGCACTATCTTCTGTTGAATCAATTGTCCATACAGGATTTTCTTCTTCAAATAAGCGACCTTCAGATATATATTTTCTTAAATCAAAATTATCCATTTATTTTAATCTAATGTTTCAAAAAATCCTTCAATTCTATCCATTAGGGCACCTGCTTTTACAACATCAGTTTCCCCTGGTGATTTTTCTAGTCCTAATTTTTCATACATTGCTACTAGCATATCCCCAATATAATCTAATTGTTCATCAGAAAAGACTTCTGTTGGATGTGGGCGATTTTCATTTATTTTACCTTCCGCTAAATATTTTTTTAGATCGAAATTATCCATTTATTTTAATTTTTAAATCAGTTGTACCTTTTAATACACGGTGAATTTCACCTTTTGTTATAAATATTGTCTCTCCTTTCTTCATCGCTCTAGGTAGCATATTGTCTCGTTGAATACACCATCCTTCGCCTTCAAGGATTTCTATTTTTCTATCTTCATCATCCTGATGCCAAACTAATTCCATTGGATCAACATCTTTAGAGAAGGTTCTTATATTAGAACTATCAATATATGGTTTCATACTACCAAAAAGTATTCATATTAGCCCCTAAACCTAAGGCACTTGCATACCTTGGTAAATTACAAGACCAATATCATGCTTTTG